TCTCTAATCATACCATCAGCAGCAAGATTGAAATCTCCACCACCATCTTCATATAAGAATCTAGAGTAAGGTATTTTTGAAACGTGTTTTAATTTGTCTGAGAAGTATTTAAGTGCTTCTGTATCTGAAAGATCTGGTCCTTCACTGTTTAATGTTTCAATTTCTGGTGATTCGCCATCTTTAGAAGGCAGCCAATACTCTTTACTAAATTGTAACATTGGTTTACCATCTGTTGCTAATGTTCCTGATTCCCAATCAAAATCAACTGATTCTTTATAAGAGTTCATTAACTGAGAAAGCGATTGCTTTGCTCTAGTCTTAGATTTACCACCGACAGGTATAACAAACTTCATTCTAAATGAAGCGTTAGTTACTGCCCAAATAACTCTCGTGTGTTCCATTATTCTTAACAAGTTAAATGATCTTGTTAATCTCTCAATATATGAAACTCTTGATGTTGTTGTTATTGAAGAATATGAAATATAGATTATTTGAGAATCGTATAACTTTCTTTCTTTAACTGGATCATCTTTGTATTGTACCCAAACTTTCTTACCATCTTCGTGGTTATATCCAGGAATAAGTGTAATTGGATCTATTTCTTTAAATCCTATAATCTCTTGTTGATCTGGTGAATAAATAATCTCAAATGCTAAATACCCATCAATTAAGAATTTTCTAAAGAAGTACCATGCTGATTGATCTGAGTTAAACCCAAAATAGTGATAGATTTGTCTAAAGTATTTATTAAGATCTTTATCAACGTCATCTGAAATATCTATACCTAGAATTTCTGGGTAACAGAAAAAGTTTTTATTATCATATACTATTGATTCATCACAAAGAATATCTAAGATATCTTCAACCTCATCGTTAAGTGAGAATTTTCTAAGTTCATCTCTTTTACCTTCATATGCTGTATCAAAGAACGGTATATTAGATCTAAGATTGGTGTCTGTCATTGACATTGCTGCGAATGCACCGTAGATGTCATCATTGTCAACACCAAATGGATTCATTTGACCATAGCCAATTTCTGCTTCCATTGGGCCGATTGCTTGTGACTGTCTTAATACTAAGTCATCATATCGCATACCGAATGAGGATAAAGACTTCAAAGCATTTGAAATGCTAAAAGGTTTTGATCCGTTACTTAGTGGTCCGTTTCTATCGTTAAATCCTGCCATACTATTATATTATTATGTTCTTGTTATTATATATCTTTTCTTTTTGAGCGCGTTTTTAAGTGCTCTCTGAATGCCTTCTTAACCTCGTTGATTCCAATACCGTTTAGATCTTGGAAATCACACAATGCAATCTTTGCCCAGCTTTCATATGAAACTACTTTCTGGTTCTTTTTCAACTCTGGTATATATTGCCTAATAGCAAAATCAAATCCAAAATGTACTAAGAATTTTACAATATCTTTGTATATTAGTTTTATTTCACTTTGTGTTTTTGCGTTGTTTTCTTTAGATCTACCAGTGCTTGATTTTATTTGACCAGACATACGATCATATACCATATCTAATAAATCCTCTTTAAATTCGACTGGTAATAAATTTAGATTAATACCAACATCTGTTCCGCTCGGATGCGGTTCTAATGCAAGTACTACTGGATTCATATCCCACCATGGTAATGTTTTCATGTGTTTGGGTTTTTCATATCTAAATACATGAATCATACCTGTTTTAAATGGTTTACTGTGTTTTGATACAGTATGATCCTTAACGGACTTAGAAGCATTAGCAAACCATTTCTCAGCACTTTTACGTGCTTTGACTTTTCCGCCAGCTTCTTTGCTTAAATCCTTAATATCTTTATTTATTTTACCCATTATTTAAGAGACTTTTCTGTTAAGACTATAAACCTCCAACCTCGGTTGTCAGCATATGCCTTCGCATATTTATATTTATCTCTATTTTTTACATACTGCTCTGCCAGAAACTTATATGATTTCAGTGCCTTTTGGCTATTCTTAGTCGGTGGCTTTGGAATAGTGATTTGTGCCTCTGGTTTAATTTCAACCAAGAATTCTGTATCTCCATCAAGTCCACTAGTTTTCATATAAAAATCTGGGTAGTATTTGTGTTCTCTTTTATCAAACGACCATATGTACCGTATTTCTACTGGTTCACTTGACCATTTAATTACATCTTCTCTATTATCACATATAATCATAAACTTCCTTTCCCATGATGATCTGTAGATTATCGGGAGTGGTCCTATATACTTATCAGGATTCTTTGGTGTAAAGTATCCTTGTATAAAACCTGAATTATTAGATGGTTTAAGATTTTTTATTGACATTTAGATGTTGAACATTCCACCGCCATCATCGCTTCCACCACCAGTTGTGATACGATCGATTGATAATGTGCCTTTATATTTTTGTGGGTGAATTTTATTCCATCCTTTAGCATATCCTCTCTTTGCAATCTCTGTAAAGTATGCAAATGCATTTGGATATTTAGGGTTGAAGTTTCTCCAGTATTTTAAAAGATCTAATATTGCAAACTGTAGACAATCATCCCGATCATCACTGTTAACGTAGTTTAATTTGTTAATAGTTCGTTCGGCTAACAATACTAACATCTTCTCTGCAGTCGGTGTGAGTTTGTCGGCATCTTTTGAAAGAACCATTTGATTATATAAATCTTTATTATTTAGGTAATTTTTGCTTTTTTTAGCCATAGTGTAATGTATGTTTAATATTATACTAAAAAAAGCCCAATTGTTTCCAAATGGGCTTATTTAAATAGTTATATGGTTAGATTAAATAGAATCTTCAACAGAAATTTGAAGTTTGTTTTTCTCTATTCTCTGTGGTTCGTCGTTTACGAATACTGTTAATATATCTGTTTTACCCTTTCCGGTAAATTCAAGAGCATCAACTTTAACTTTAGATCCTTTAGGTAAATCTTCAGATTCTACTGTAGTTTCTGCAGTAACATATCCATCATCTCTAGTTAAGAAATCTTCGTTTTGTAAATCGTTTAATTCTTCTGTAATTCTTTCGATTTCAGAATTTAATAAATGATCTGCTGCTTTAATATCTGGTAAGTTTCTGTTAGCTTCAGATAATCTGCCTTTCTGATCTTTCAAAAATGCAATCATTTCATACATCAATTGAGTTTTCTGAGTTTTAAGAGCTCTGCGTTCTTTGTAAGATTCTAAGATGTCTTCAACCATTGGTGTAATATCTGCTCCTGTGTTTTCAGCAACATATTCAACTGCAGCATCTGCTAGTAATTTAGTAAATTTCTCAATCTTAGTAGACTCGTTGAATCTATAAACAAACATGTTGTCTTCTGTTCTCATTGCTAAAACCCTAACGTCTCCGTCAGTTGATTCATTAATGAAATCTAATACACTGTAGTTATTAAAGTTTTTACAAGCGAATTCAAATAAATTGATTGTTTCTTTATCTTCGTACTTAATGTAAGCTGACGCTAATAAAGATTCTGATAAAATCATAGAATCAGTATGTACTAGCTCAATGTTACCTGCATAGAATTTCTTTTCAGTAACATTATATGAGAAATTAACGATAATTGAATTTTTAAGTAAATCAGTTCTTGTTGATTCTAAAAGTTCTAATTCTTTTTTAACTTCAGTAACTGCTACTTTTTTACCAGATTTCTTATATGATTTAATGTTTTCATTTAAGAAATCAATTTTCTCATTTAAGCCAACTAATGTCTCGAAATTAGTTAATGCTGATTCGTCAATATTAGAAATAGTTTTCTTGTTATTATAATCGTAGTAGAATGAAATACCCTCGTTAGTTATACTAAACGTATTGTTTGCTTTAACTAATGATTTGAAATCTTCAGAAACGTTTGCAACTTTTTCTATATGACTTCCTGTCATTTTGAAATTTTGTCCGCCCGCATGAAATACAAAACCTTGTTTTGACTCTATGACTGGTGAAATAATTCCTTTGTTTAATTTTGCCATTTGTGTTGTTTAATTTTTTATATATATCTTTTGTTTATTCGTTGAATGGTAGATCAGTAGATGAAACGTCTGTTGTATCGCCAAATGAAGGCTTTAACCTATCTGGTGTTCCTTCTGCAATATTAGATGTATTACCGAACTTAAATATTCTATTTGAATTCTTTCTTCGTTTTGAAGTTCTCAATAATTGAGCATTTGTAGTTAATTCTGCACCTAATGATGTTAGATCTAGAACGTAACTAGAACCTTGTTCACCTTGTGTTAATATCCATACATGTGTATCTGTGTTCCACTCGTATTTAGCACCTGTCACGTCGTTGTATATTAATGGAGTTGGTACATCTATGTTAGTATTAGCATATAATAATTCTGGATCTAGAGCTACTTTGTTAGGATCTCCATAATTTCCAGTAACACCACTAGTATATACGGTTCTTGTAAATTTAGTATAAATATCGTCTTCAAAATCAAATGAAGGTATAAATGTACTGATCTCTAAGCTAAACGTTATTTTGTGGTTTTCTTTATCATCAAATCCATATTCGATTGGTTTATCTTGTGTGTAATCATCTGGCATCATATATTCTGATGAGATTCTGTACATGCCATCATCTATGTGACCTGCGTCTACATGATAGAAATTAGCCTTGTACATATTTTTGATGATTGATTCAGTAACCTTAAACATATCTAATTGACTAGATAATAATATTTCAATATCTACACCAATTACACATGGAATCATTTCGAATTCTGCAACGTATCCTTCCATTAAACCCTGATTATTCATCATAGTATAATTACCGAGATTTCTTTTATTGACTAGTTTTCCAGGATCTACTGAAAATGAAGTTAAGTTAACAATACCTCTTGGTACTTTATCATAATTTCCATCTGCAAATGCTCCATCAGGATCACAGCCTTCTCCATTCATATTAGAAAACAAAAAGTTATCTTTTATAAAATTCTCATCTCCAGCAACAGCATAGAAAAACGGTACATCTATAATAGCTCTTTCATCATTAGAGATTTGTCTCCAAAAACTAAGCTTGCTATTTAGATCAGCTAAAAGACCTATGATAATGTGTCTAATGACACTATCGTCTTTGTTGTATTTTAAATTATATGTTGCCATTAACTATATATTCTATTTTTATTCGATGGTTTCTATAGTAAACTTAGAGAACCCGTTTTCACGATAAATCTCAATTTTCTTATCAAATATCTCATGTGGTAAAACTGAGTGGTTTATCACAAAGGTATTTATCTTATTTTCTTTTATGACTTGATTAAGAATTTTCAATATGTTATATACTCCATCATTGTCTACAGAACTTAATAATTCATCTAAGAACAATAAGTTTAATTGAGGGAATCTTAATTTAAGTATCTTGATGATTGCAATGATAATAATAAAATCTGCTTTCTTTCTCTCACCGGTAGAAAGTGTCATTGGATTAATATCTTCACCTAAGTGATTAATAATACAATTGAATTTCTCATCAAATCTAATATGGAACGGCAAGTGCATTGTCTGACTCATCGCTGCAATATTTGAATTTAATCCTGGTAAAATAGTTTTGACTGCAAGGTTTTTAACACCATCTTCACCTAAAACCCTTTCAACAATTTCCATAAATGCATATTCTGCATTCAATGTATCTTTATTACCAGATTTAGTAGATTCTTTTTGTTCAAAATCTGTAATCAAAGTCTTAAGGTGTTCAAACTGAGAATCATCTGGTGTATCTTTTATTTTAAGCAATTCAGATTTAAAAGATTTCATATTGTATCTAATATCTGATGCTCTTTGTTCTAATACATTTTTATTGATTCTTAATTGATCAATATTTGATTTGACACTTGTTAATGATTCTTTAAGTTCTTTGATACGATTGGTATCAGTTTCAATTTTAGTACAAAAATGTTCCTTTTGATCCATGTGCCATTGACTATCTAATTCGGTTTCACAAGTTGGACACTTTCCACTCTCATATAAATTTAACTTTTTCTTAAGATATTCAATTTCATGTTTTAATGTAGATGCATCAGATCTTACCGTTTCATAAACAGTTGTATCAGATTTGATCTCTTTGTCAATTCCAGTCTTTTCTAGATCTAATGCCTTAACACTTTCATTAAGTTGGATTAAATTTGTTTTTAATTCATCTATTTTAGAATTGTTCTTTTCTTGTGATTCTTCTAATAACGTATTAAGTTTACCTTTCACAGATCCTATAGAATCTATAATTTGGTTTAACTCTGATTCATAAGAATCTATATCTGTTTTGATATTCTTTCTCTCTAGTTTAATAGAGGTTTGCATATCATTAAGAATAGAGAAACCGAACATCTTATCGATAATTTGTTTTTTATCTTGATTAGACATTGTCAAAAATGACTTAAAATCATTAACTGATAAAATTATAATGTTTTTAAATACATGATATGGTATACCGTATATCTCGTCTTCTAAATAATCCTGTACTGATCTCTTACCGGCTTTATCAAATTCTACCCCATTTAATTTAACACTAAATTTAGTAGGCATTAAACCTCTTTCTATTACAACATTTATTGAACCACATTTTAATGCGATCTTAACGTGCAATTCTTTGTTAATTCTATTAGGAAGATCTGCAAGTTTAACACCTTCAACCCTTCCATATAATGCATATATAATGGCATTGGCAATAGTTGTTTTACCATCGCCATTCTTTCCAAGTGTCAAAAACAATTCAGAAGCATCTTCTTCAAACTCTATTCTTTGTAATTGATTACCATAAGATGCAAAGTTTTTAAATTCTATAAAATCTATTCTCATATTTCTATACCGTTATTATGAGCACATTGATTATATAGTGCCATTAGTTTTTCTTTTAGTCTGCTTTTAGTTTCTTCATCATCGCCTAAACCTTCAACATATACATTACATAAATTCATTATACTGTAATTCTTATACATTTCTTCTACATCATCCATATCATGAAAATCCTTATCGATATAATTATCTTCTTGATAAATGTTAGGTTCAAGTTTTCTACTAATGTTTTGTATCTTATTAATAAGTTGACTTAATGCATTTGTTGTTGCGATCTTTGATGGGACGAATAAATCTACAAAATTGTTTTTGATCTGATGTTTAAACGTTCCAAGCGGCATATCATATAGTTGCATGATGTTATATTTCATGAACTTAGGTGATATATCATTTACATAAAAGGTCTCTGACATGTCTTCTAAATCTACTAGGTCAAATCCTTTAGCATTATTTGCATCAGATCTTGTCAATTGGTACGGAGTACCAACCATTAATAACTTACCTTTTTCTTGTCTAAAATGAATATGCCCAGAATAAACTCTTAAATATCTGTCATATATGTTTGAATCTGTTCCGTGTTGGTTTTTAACTTTAGCGTTTAAATAAATACCTTTAACTTCCGAATGACAAAATACTATTTCTGCTGTTGGGTATTCTACAAGTGTTTCTGTTTCGTGATCTGCATCTCTTCTCCATGGCATCATTAATACCTTCCTACCATGCCAATCCATCATCTTAGGTTCTTTATAGATCTGTACATTTGGTATCCATTTAAGTGAATCTATTGAAGTTACTTCATTTGAGTTCTTAGCCCAAATATCGTGATTACCACAAATGACATGAACTGGTAGAATTTTACCAAGTTCTTCAAATAAAGTTACAGCATAATTCAATACTCTTATATTAATAGATTGTCTATTATCAAAGGTATCACCGACTTGTACCAGTACGTCACCTGGTTTTACGTTAGCTCTAAGATTCGGTAGAAACACATCTTCAAAAAATTGCTTTTGAATTTCTAGCCATTCCATAGAATTAGCCCTTACTCCAAAATGTAAATCTCCAAGGACCCAAACTCTTCCTGCGCCTTTCTTTAAAACATGTGCTTCTATCATTCTAAAAAAGTTTCATTATATTCTTTCTCTTTAATATACCTGTTTTCAAATCTAATTCTTGTATTAAATCTTCTTTATATACATTAGAAAGTGAACTATAAAATTTAGTTGGATTAATATCGAAATAGACACATAATTCGCTGAATAAATCAATACGACTGTTTTTTGTTTGCATCTCATCTATGACATATCCATAAATATCATTTATGTCTGCCTTCTTTAGAGAGGTACATTTACCTAATTCATCTACTTTGTTAAATACCTTAAATCTTGATGATTCAATTAATTCATGAATTCTTCTTGCGATTAAATCATAGTGAATTTTATCTTCTTCGTCCTTATTGTCTTTGACATTAGGATCTAGTTCGAATTTTATAGTTGTAAACTCTGTGTCTGGTGATTCGAAATTGTTGTTAAATATTTTATCGTGTGCCATAATTATATACTGTGTAAGTTTGAATTTGTAGTTTCCTCTGTCTCGATCAACCTCATGTAATTCCAATTAATATTTAATTTACACTTGGTTCCTTTTCCTTCTCCATCTCTAATTTTTAATACTTTTAACCAGTATTCTGAGTTAGCTCTCATCATATCATCTTGTATAATACCAAGCATAACATCGGCTGTATGTGAAAGACCTGCAGATTCTGCAATGTCTGTCATTCCAATATCACTTGAATTATAACCATTTCTAGTAATCTGCGTTGCTGTAACTATTAACCAATTATTACGAATACCCATTGCTCTAAGATCTTCTGCAATTTGCTTGATCTTCATATAAGTATTCTCTGTATTTTGGTTTCTGTAGTTTGCAAGAATGTTGATGTAATCAATTACGACTGCACCTACTTTAATTTGTCTTTCTTCTTCTATTTGATTAACATATGCTTCAATATCTAATACAGTTGCTTGTGATGTTGGAAACTGTTTTACAAATAAAGATCCAGGTGGTGTTAAACCATCGCCTACAGTTTCTAATCTTCTTTTAATATGATCTTTGTTTTTTGCTTTATCACCATATTCGTTAATTTCAATAGTTAAAAGATTAGCACCAATACGTTTTACGAATTTATGTGCTGCCATCTCTGCAGTAACTACTACTGTATTTGTTCCCATCTTAACGAAGTTCGCTGCATCGTTTGCTAAGTATATTGACTTACCAATGTTTTGTTCACCTGCATACACAATTAAGTTACCACCTTTGTCATAACCACCACCTAACATTCTGTCTAGGAAATTGTAACCAGTGCTAACTTTTTCTGAATCCTTTTGATCATGTGAATCTACATCAAAGAAATCTAAACCTAGATCCGAATTAAATGATAAGTTATTTCTATCATTAATAAGACCCTTAACTTTAGTAACAATACTATCTACATTTTCAGGAGTTACCTGAGTTGTTTTAATGAATTCAATAGTATCGATTAGTGAAGTATCAAATGTTCTCCATTTAATCCATGCTTCAGCAGTAGACGTTAACCATTCTTCGTCATATTGATCTAAGTCAACTTCAAATATAAGATTTAATATCTCTTCTGATATTTTAGCTTTAGCTTTTTCATTTCTTTGAATAAGCAAAAGAAGTTGTTCTCTTTTTGGAGTTTCATTAAACTTCTCAAAGAACTTATTAGACAATTGACTTAATATATCAATTTCTTGTGATGTATAAAATCCGCTTTTAATACTCTTTAAGTATTTTGTTTTAATTAAAGAGAATCTAAAGAATATTTTTTCAAAGTCTTGTCCGAATTGCATAGTTATTAAATGTTGAAGTTATTGTTTTTATATGTGATAAACACCTTTTGTTTTTATACCCTGTGGTTTTG